AACGCTTGACTCACCCAATGTATGAAGAGCTTCAGCAAGCATATGCTGCTGGCGTAGGGTTCAATTCTAAGTCTGCCTCGTGGCAGGCAACCCGTATCACCTTTGGAGATGAGCTCCGAGAGTCAGGTGAAAAAGATCCAAACATCGAAGCCGTAGGTATCGGTGGTCAGATCTATGGTAAGCGTGCCGATATGATTATCGTAGATGACGCAGTTACCCTATCTAACGCCAATGATTTTGAACGTCAGATCAAGTGGCTAACCCAAGACGTCAGATCACGCCTTAACCCTACAGGTAAACTTATCATCATTGGTACCCGCGTAGCAAGTATAGACTTATACCGAGAGCTACGATCAGAAGACCGCTACCCAGGTGGCTTAGTTCCTTGGACCTATCTAGCAATGCCAGCGCTTCTTAAAACAGATGAGGATCCTGATAAGTGGGAAACTCTTTGGCCAGCATCTGATGCACCATTTGATGGGCAACTAGAATCAGATAAGAACGCAGACGGCCTCTATCCTAGATGGAATGGTCGCAACCTATATAACGAGCGCCAGTCTATGGATGCTTCTACCTGGGCTTTGATTTACCAACAACAAGATATTTCAGACGATGCTATCTTCGATCCAGTATGTGTACGTGGTTCCATTGATGGTATGAGAAAGAGCGGACCATTAAATGCAGGCTATCCGGGTCATCCGAAAGATACTAACGGATTCACTGTTATTTGCGGTCTTGATCCCGCTATGGTGGGTGACACTGCTGTTGTCGCTTATGCAATTAATCGTAACGATCATAAACGTTATATTCTTGATACTCATAAGATTACTCGTCCTACTCCGGCACAGATTAGGCAGCTCATTTTTGATTGGACAGAAGCTTACCACCCGTCTGAATGGGTAGTAGAGAAGAACGCATTCCAAGCTTTCTTGACCCAAGACGAAGGTATCCGCCAACATCTTGCTTCACGCGGTGTACAACTTAAAGAGCACCACACAGGTAACAACAAGTGGGACGCAGGTTTTGGTGTAGCAAGTATGGCTACCCTCTTTGGCACAAAGCAACAAGCCGATGGAAAGCACCATAGAGATAATCTTATTCATCTACCATCAGATCAAACCGAGAACGTCAAGTCTCTTATCGAGCAACTGATTACTTGGTCTCCTACCACAAAGGGTAAGACCGATATGGTGATGGCTCTCTGGTTCTGTGAGATCAGGGCAAGAGAGATGCTGAACTATGGTCAGTATGCAAAGAACCATATGAAGAACCCATTCCTATCTCGATCAGAGATAGGTAAGCGAACAGTCGTCAACATTGACGAATTGATAGCGCAACAAGAACGTCACTTCGTCTAAGGAGAAAAGAATGGCAATCACACCAAGTTACAGAACTGAACTTGTAGAAGAAGAATACATTGACAAGGGTGCAGTTACTACACCACAGGTTAACCCTGAAGTAGATCGTAAGTATATGGAAGCTCGCGCACAAGCAGAAGCTGTTGATTACGTTGAATGGCCAACCAGAGTTGCCGGTCAAACAGGAGAGTTTGCATAAATTATGTCTAATCCAGTATCTCGTTATATTACCAATGTATTTAATGCAGGAGAAAAACTTACTGCCGCAACTAATCAAGTAAGTGCATTTGGTGCATCTAGAAAAGATAATCCAAAAGAACAAGAAGCAGCACGTGGTCAAGCGTGGGGAGCTTTGCTTCAAAATAGAACTTATGATGAACAAGGTAGAATTAAAGGAACACAACCAAATCACGCTGTCACATCAGTAGATCGTAAGACTGGCAAAGCTAAGTAAGGATTCCCATTGTTAACCATTAAAGAGATCGCTGCCAAGACGGCACGCCTCCAAACGCGCTATGCAGCGCGTGACGGACGTATGCGTGATGTTTTGTCAGTACGTCAAGGAGATATGCAGAAGGTCTACCCTGCAATGTTCTCAGAGGATTATCCAAAGCCTCTTATCGCTAACCTCATTGACGTATCTGCACGCGATCTAGCAGAAGCAATGGCACCACTGCCATCTTTCAATTGCTCTGCTTCTAATATGGTTTCTGATGCAGCCCGTCGTGCCGCTGATATGCGAGCACGTGTTGCTAACTATTACATTGATGAGTCAGAAGTTGGCGTTCAGATGTATACCGGCGCAGACTGGTATAACACCTATGGTCAACTTATTGGTATGATTGACTTTGATTACGAGAACAACAACCCAATGATTAAGTTCATTAACCCATTCGGTGCTTATCCAGAGATGGACCGCTTTGGTCGTTGTATCTCATTGACTCAGATTATTGGTATGGATGCACAGTCCCTAGCCAATATGTATCCTGAGTTTGCAGATCAGATTATGAATAAGAACCAGTATCAACCTGGCTCTCCATATCTTTCAATGGTTCGTTACCACGATAAAGATCAAGATCTTATCTATCTTCCAGATCGTAAGGACCTTGTTCTCTCACGTGTTCCTAACCCAATCGGTGAATGCCTAGTGCGTGTAGCACAACGTTCATCTATTGATGGTGAGTCTCGTGGTCAGTTTGATGATGTACTAGCAGTTCAACTTGCTCGTGCTCGCTTTGCAGTATTGCAGATCCAAGCAGCCGAGAAGTCAATCCAAGCACCTATTGCTATTCCACAGGATGTACAAGAACTCGCTCTTGGACCAGACGCTATTATGCGTTCTGCTCAACCACAGAATATTCGTCGTGTTCCACTAGAACTCCCACAAGGTGTATTCGGTGAGTCACAAGTACTTGAGCGCGAACTACGTCTTGGCGCTCGCTACCCTGAATCACGTTCAGGTCAGACAGATGCTTCTATCGTTACAGGTCGTGGAGTTCAAGCCCTACAAGCAGGCTTTGATACACAGATCAAGGCAGCGCAATCACAATTTGCTCGCCTCTTTACAGAACTTATTGGTCTATGCTTTAAGGTAGACGAAAAAATCTTTGGTAATAAGGTCAAGGAAATTCGCGGCATTGATGATGGAACTCCATTCACAATGAAGTATGTGCCTGCAAAGGTAATCAACGGAGACTACACAGTAGATGTCCGCTACGGAATTATGTCAGGTATGGATCCAAACCGTGCCACAATTGCATTGCTACAGATGCGTTCAGATAAGTTAGTTTCTCGTGACTATGTACGTCGTGAACTACCTGTAGAAATTAACGTATCTCAAGAAGAGCAAAAAGTCGACATCGAAGAAATGCGTGATGCACTTCGCGTTGCTGTTGCTCAATATGCACAAACAATTCCGCTGGCTGCACAACAAGGTCAAGATCCATCTCAGATTATTACTCGTATTGCCGATGTTATTAAAGGCAGACAAAAGGGTAAGCAAATCGAAACTATTGTGGGAGAGGCCTTTGCGCCAGAACCACAACCACAAGCGCCTATGGCGCCTGGGATGATGAATCCAGCAGCAGGTGCGGCCCCCGCTCCTGCCTCGCAGCCTACTCCAGTACAACCTGGCGGAATGGCCCCTGCTGCTGGTTCACCAGCCCCACAACCAGGACAGCCACAAGCTCCTCAAGGTAAACCAGATATTGCATCATTGCTCGCCTCAATCGGCGGCGGTCAATAAAGTAAAGGAGGTGCAATATGAAAAAAGGAACACAGGCAGCAGCTTCAATGTCAAAGCCAGTTGAGGGCAAGAAGGATTCTTCTAAGCCAGCAGGCGGCAAGACATACTTTGGAATCACTGCAGGCGGACGCCCAGGAAAGAAAGTTACCAAGGGATAATTATTTTATAAAGGAGGTTGGGCGTGGATGATAATACCAATGTTCCACGCTCGGCCAACTTCTCTGACTTCCTTGTAATCCTAGCAGGTCTATGTAATAACTCAGTAAGAGCATTTGAAGTATTTACAGAAGAATTATTAGAATTAGCAATATATAACGCAAATAGAAAAAACAAGATTAACAAAGTTTGGGAAGAATTCTCGAACGATCTAGAGAAGATTCAGGAGGATAACGATGGCGCTTGAAGACGCTAAGAACCCGCTTAAGGGAGTATCCGGTCCTGGTAAGTATGCAAAGCGTGTAGATCGTATGCCATCTAATTTCTATGGTGATACGACAGAGACAGCAGCTGATGCTGCCGGTGCTCCGCTTGCTAAAACTGGCGATGTTAAAGCAATGCCAATGGGTCAAATG